TGTGCCGCGATCGCATTTCCATGACCGTTGCAACGCGTAGTCAATTACAAGTTGTATGCCCAAGTGATCGGCGTTTTCTAAACATTTGACAATGAACGCTAGTGACGCTTTGCGGCCGTCTTGTTTGCCTAATTTTTTTTGGTTTAGCCAACGGTAGGACAAATCCATTGCCAGCCCTCGAGCGTGATTGCTGATCGTGCCGGGTCGATTGCGTATGTCGCGGTTAACAAATGTGCCGTTATTCCACAAAGTACCGTTGCTGTGTTGGCAACAAAGTTTTGCCCATTCGGTTGTGCCAGCCAACGCCGCTTTAACGACTGGCTGTTGGGTGATTGTGTACGGTCTATTCGGCATCGTTTTTTGCTTTATTTTTTATGCCGTTTGACGCGACAATGCCAGCCAACGTGCCTGACAAAAACGTAACGATCGTTGCCATTAACGAAATAAATTCTTTGTCGTTTGGTGCTTGTTCCATAGGTTGCGATATAAATAGCAAGCCGTACACAAAACCGATGACAACTACGGCAAATACAACTGCTAGCAATACGCCGACCGTTACGACCATTCGAGCGTGTAACTCGTTTGGTGTGTATCTGTGTCGAGTCATGGTGTCATGCCGCAACGATCAGGCACGTTGCAATTGTTTAGCGTCATGTTTTTGACGCGCGATTTGACTGTCAGCGTGTTGTCGCGTGTGGTTTCGCAAGCGGTCAACATCAGTACTAATGCAAACAACCTGTAACGCATCGCATTACGGCTTATCAAATGGATTGTAAGGTTCTAAAGAATATGGTGGCACAAATTCATCTAAATCACCGTCATAGGTATAGTTTTCGCCTGCGTAATATCCGCGAAAATTTGCGTGATAACTGGTTTGCAACCACAAACCATCTAAACCTAATGACGCTATAAACGCTTGACCTATCGGTTCGCTTTCGGGAAATTCGCCGCCGCCGCAATCGTCATTATTTACCACAATGACATTAGTTACCGTGTTGTTCACGATTTTTGCAAAGTGTGCCATAGCTAAAATGTTATTGTGCCGCTGGCTGTGAATTTGTAAATTCGATAACCGCCCGAAGTTGTAATTGTTGGTGAACCTGTTGTGGCTGTTGCCGCATCGAAACTGTCGGGATATCTGATTATGACTATGCCGCTGCCGCCTGCTGCACCATTTGCGCTGCCGCCGCTTCCGCCACCGCCGCCGCCCGTATTTACTGTGCCGGCTGTAGGTGATGTTCCTGCTATGCAACCAGCACCGCCACCGCCCGCACCGCCCGCGCCTGCGCTGCGACCTGCGCCTGTTGCGCCGCCACCGCCGCCGCCTGCGTAAGTTACTGACGCGCCGCTATAACTGCTGGCTGTGCCTGCGCCGCCTGCGCCGCCGTTAGGTGTTACGCCATTAGCGCCAACCGCTGACGCGCCACCGCCGCCGCCTGATGTGCCGTAGGTTGCATTGTCGCTACTGCCTGAACCGCCGTCATTACCTTGACCGCTTGTACCTGTGCCACCTGCAATCAAAATGTTGTTACCGCCGCCACCGCCACCTGAACCGCCGTTGCCTGCGCCTTCGGCAACATTAAAACCGCCTTTGCCGCCACCTGTCGAAGTGATAGTGCTAAAAACACTATCTGCACCGTTTGCGTAGGTTGCGCCACCGCCGCCAACCGTAACAGTTATTGCTGACCCTGCCGCTACCGCAAAATTGGTCGCAGTTTTTAGACCGCCTGCACCGCCGCCGCCGCCTTGACCACCAGTAGATTTGCCGCCGCCGCCTGCACCACCTGCAACAACCAAATAATCAACACTCGACACAACAGCCGAAGGCGTTACATTTGCAAAAATTTGCATGATTTATGCAGCCAAATTGCCAACAACAACCCAAGTATCAGTAGCAATTTTGCAACAAGTAGCCACCGCATATTGACCATTAGTTTTAAGTTTGCTGCCGCTACTTCTAAAAGTTACGCCCGCGCCTGCAATAGTTACCTGACCAGCGCCTAATTGCATAATGTTTATTTGTGTACCAATACCAAACGCCACGCTTGAATTTGTTGGAATGGTAAACGTAATTGCGCTGCCGTTATCGCAAGTCACAAGTTTGCCGTCGTCAGCCAAAACTGCCGTATATGTTGTGCCGGTTTGTGCATTTATTGCAATCATTGCGGTTGCTACTGCGTCTAATTCGGCTGCCGTCAATACTTGACCTGCTGTAAAATCTTGTCTTGTTGCCATGTTTGCCTACTTTAACCTAACGCGTTGTCTGCGTTGATGATACCAAACGACGGATCATCAAGTATTAGCTCATAAACGATGACCGTTGGTGACGTGTAATAAATGACGCTATGCCCGGTATTTACGCTGATTGTATGCTCAATGCCTTCAACTGCCAATTCTTGCGCTAACTCCGTAGTCGTCACGCCTGACACAAAAGACTTCTCAATGGTGATTGTGTCGCCAACGTCAATTACGGCCACCGTGTCACGTTGCGCGCTCGTCAACAAAGCAAACGACGTAGCCAAAGACGTGTACCGTGCCTCAGGTTCAGGGTCAAGCAAATAGACTGCCAAGTTAAGTGCGGCGCTGTCGTTATGTAAAAGGCTGTTAGTAATGCTGTAGGTCTGCACAAAATATTTGGTTTGACTGCCAGCGTCGTCAGCGATCTGCGGGTTGTTACTGCCAAGTATTTGTACGACTGCACGGTTAGTTACCTGATCGGCTTCAAAAGTTATGCCCACGCCGTTGTACGGAATGTTTGTGCCGTCGTCATGAAAGTCTGCTACCGATGGTGTGAGCGTTGTGCCTAGTCGCGCGTCAAACACTAGATCGCCGTCACGCGACATAAATAGGCGACCTTGTTCAGCCTCGTTTACGTCAGACAAATAGCCCAGCACGTTTGTGCCCTGTGCGACCGTGAACGCCGCTGCACCGCCAAGCGTTTGTGTGCCTGTAGCAATGTCACGCGTTAGCGCTGGGAACGCAACCTCAGGCCGATCTAGTACCGCCGTGACTCGAGCGCTAGACAATTCCTCGCTGACGTTAAATTCGTCTAAATATGTTTGTGCCAACAAATAGAAATCGTCTGCACAAAACACGGTCACGGTGTCAAGACCGCCTAGCGCAAAATTGTAATCAAAATTTACGATCACGCCGACAAAAAGGTACTCTTTGACGTTTAACGAACTGTAACGCGATAGGCGCACTCGACGCATAGGTGCAAGACCCGGTTGCGCTTGCGGTGTGTCGTAGTACGGCGACTGCGTATCAAACGGGTTAAAAATACCTGCCGTGTCAAGCATCGTAAACGACATAGTGCCAGCACTAAATTGGTCGCCCTGATCGCGACGGCCGCGCCTAACCGTAATGCTGTTCACGCCGTCAAGCACACTCGCAAAATCTGTCGTACCGTTGAGCACATATTGAGTGTTATTGAGCAAACCTGCAACTGGGTCGTCAAGCAAAAATGCGTCTTGTATAAACCCTGTGTCAATTTCTAGGTCATAGTTGCCACTAGCAACAACGGCTGTGCCTGCCATTACGACGCGATCTGTAAGTCGAGTGGCCCGTTAGTGCGCTGGTAGGCCAGCAAACTGTTTAACACGCTTTGCCCGATCTCGGCGCTAGTTGACATACCGCCTGTCACGTTTATTGTTACAGGCGACGCGCCACGCGCTGCGATACGTTCAGCCATACCAAATGTTGTTAGACCGCCTTGTATGGTCATTAGACCATCGCCGCCACCAATACCGCCACCGCCACCGCCAGCGCTGCCACCACCGCCACCGCCACCAGCGCCACCGCCAATGATCGGGGCAACACTTGGTATAGACGCGCCTGCTTCTCGAGCCATACGGTCAGCCGTACGCGTATCGCTTGTAACGGCAGTAGCACCACCGCCACCGCCACCGATACGACCCAACGAAATTGTTGACAACGGGTTGATGTCAGTAAACGGGTTAATCAAATTCATGCCGCGAATAATTATGTTGATTGCACCAATAAACGAATTAGCAAACGTCTCAAACCCTGCGATCAGGCCGTTTAGCACCGTGTTGACAATTGTGCGAAATGTCTCAAATTTTGTGTAAGCAAACGTCAACGCGGTAACCAACGCCGCAATACCGACCGCGATCAAACCAAACGGGTTTAACGCCATAGCAACATTCACCGCAACGATCGCCGCTGCAACCGCTGAGATTGT